TCTATATACTATGCTGACGACTTCTTGGCGTTCTGCGATGAACAATTTCCTGAACATGGTAAGAACCTGATCAAAGAAGACTCACGAATTGTATTTCCGTTCTATGACACGGATGGAAAATTCTTGGGGCTTCAAGGACGATCATTGCCTCCGTTCAAGCACAAAGTAAAGTACATCACAATGAAAGCGTCCGACGACTGCAAAAAGGTATTCGGACTCAACAGAATCGATTTCACTGCCACCATCAACGTAGTAGAAGGTCCTATCGACTCAATGTTCCTGAAGAATTGCATTGCCATGATGGACTCAGCCCTATACACAGCACCAGAGGTTGTGGGCAAGCAGTATGCATATCGGTTCATCTTTGATAACGAGCCTCGAAATCCTCAGATCGTAAAAGGCATTGGCAAGGCACTCCGTCTTGGCTACAAAGTGTGCCTTTTCCCTGAGTCGTTTCCCAAGGACATTAACGACATGACACTGGCTGGACATAACGTAAATAGTCTCCTCGAGACATATGAAACGTCAGGACTTGAAGGCGAATTGAAGTTCAAAACATGGAGAAGAGTATGACAGAACTAGTACGATTGATCGGCGTCACACAACCAAGAATCAGTAACGAAGTCGTCCGGAGCATGATGAATGCTTCGGACCTCATTGCATATTGCGCGCGAGTGTCGAACCCCAAGAACCAAAACAACACCAATACGGCAGAGAAGCTCCTGACCTACTGCATCAAAAACAAGCACTGGTCTCCATTCGAAATGGTAAACGTCGTGATGGAGATTAACACCACCCGAGACATTGCCCGCCAGATTCTTCGCCACAGAAGCTTTTCGTTCCAAGAATTTTCACAGAGATATGCAGACCCATCCGAACTAGGATTCGAAGTCAGAGACGCAAGACTCCAAGACCCCAAGAACAGACAGAATTCCATCCACACTTCCAACACAGACCTCAAGCACCTTTGGTACATGAAGCAACAGCAACTCCTTCATGAGACAAAGCTGGCTTACAAGTGGGCAATCGAGAACGGTATCGCCAAGGAACAAGCGCGAGCCATCTTGCCCGAGGGTATGACCAAAAGCAGACTCTACATGAACGGCAATCTTCGAAACTGGATTACCTACGTTGCACTTCGCGAAGGCAATGGCACCCAGCTAGAGCACATTGAAGTTGCCCAAGCATGCAAGAGAATCCTTCTAGTAGAATTCCCGTTCCTCGGAGCGGCACTTGGCAATGAGTATGATGACTGGCAAAAAGTTGTGCAGGCTTATCCCAATGAGGAAATAACGCCAAGCAAGTAATTGACGCCTACCTTTGTATGCAATCAGGACAGAAAGAGAAAAGAGACATGTATAGGGACACTAAACAACTACTATCGGATTCCAAGTTCTATGAGGGGTATTCGAGATATCTAGAAGACAAAGGTAGGTACGAGACGTGGCACGAGGCTGTTGATCGCGTTATGGCGATGCATCGCACGTACTACAAGGACAAACTGACTCCTGAACTGGAGGCATATTTTGTCGAAGCGACCGACGCATACAAGAATATGCAGGTCCTAGGATCACAACGCACCCTCCAGTTTGGTGGTGAACAGTTGCTATCCAATCACGCCAAGCAATTCAATTGTTTCGAAAAATCTACAAGATTCGTAACAAAAGAAGGAGTTAGGTCTTTCGCAGATTTCCAAGATGGTCAAGAAATTGTGGTAATGACTCATCTTGGAAATTGGAAAAAAGCAATCGTTCGTTCTTTTGGAAATCAAGATATATATAAAATTGATTTCAAGAAAACGACAAATACCAAATCTGTATATGCTACACAAAATCATCGTTGGATTCTGGGAGATGGTTCTATAACAACAAATTTGTCTGTTGAAGATAGATTAGCCAAAGAGCCAGACGTATTTCATCAGTTTTTGTGGGAAAATGCGACCGATTTTGAGAAATTATATTGGTGTTATGGTTATGTATATGGTGACGGAACAGTAAAATCTACCGGTCATTCGATGGTGAGATTATGTGGAAAAGATAAACCAAAATTCGAGTCGAGGTTTTTGGAATGCGGATTCACTTCTTCATCTTGTTTGTCTATTGGTGCTGATACTATTATTTCTACTGGAAAATACAAGAAAACTCTACCCAATCCAAAGATCGATTCTCCCGAATTGATTCGAGCATTTGTTCGAGGATTGCTCGATGCTGATGGGACAAAAAACAGAAATCATGAAGGAAAAGAATTTAGTAGAATTCAATCTTCTAACAAAGAATGTATCGATTTTATTAGAGAATGTTTTCCTATTGCCGGAGTTCATATTGTTTCCGAGGTCGATCTTACCGGCCAAACTACCAATTTTGGTATTCGTCCTTATACAATTTCATTTACAATAACAGATAGATCAACATCTAAGTATAACTGCGGATGGAAAGTGGAAAATATTTCATATTCTCATAAAGATATTGTTTGGTGTTTGGTGGTAGAAGATGATCAATCTTTTATTCTTGAGGGTGGAATAGTAACAGGAAATTGCGTATTCTCATATGCAGATCGTCCAGCATTCTTTGGAGAAGCCTTCTGGCTCCTTCTATCAGGATGCGGAGTAGGATTCTCTGTTCAGCGCCATCATGTCGCCAAGCTGCCCCAGGTAGCCAATCGAACAAAGAACCCCAAGATACATGTCGTGGACGATTCAATCGAAGGATGGGCAACAGCGGTTGACGTCCTTCTTTCTTCATTCTTCGAAAACGGCGGCAAGCATCCTGAGTACCGTGGTCACCGAGTCTATTTCGATCTGTCCAAGATTCGACCCAAGGGTGCAAAGATTTCTGGTGGCTTCAAGGCACCTGGTCCCGATGGACTTCGCCTAGCACTGGATCGTATCGAGCACCTCCTCCAAGGCATTGTTATCAGAAAGAAGGCAGTCCCTCTTTCTCCAATCCAAGTGTATGATATCGTCATGCACGTATCTGATGCCACATTGTCTGGTGGACTTCGCCGCTCTGCAGCCATCGCCATCTTTTCTATTGACGACGAAGAAATGGCTACAGCCAAGACAGGTAACTGGTTCGAGGAGAATCCACAGAGAGCACGGTCGAACAACTCGGCTCTGATTCTTCGCAACTCTATCACCCGTGACGAGTTTGCAAAGTTGTTCACCAAGGTGCGCGAGTTCGGCGAGCCAGGTTTCATCTTCGCAGAGTCAACCGAGCATGGCTATAACCCATGTGTCGAAATCGGACTGTATCCTGTTGACGAAGAAACTGGCAAGACTGGATGGGAAGCATGCAACCTGTCAGATATCAATGGATCACTATGCGACACCAAGGAGGCATTCTTTGCTGCATGTCGCGCCGCATCTATTCTTGGCACTCTGCAAGCAGGCTATACCAACTTCAAGTTCCTTGATCCAGTGTCCAAGAAGATTTGCGACCGCGAAGCTCTGATTGGTGTATCGATCAATGGCTGGATGTCCAATCCAAAGGTCCTGTTCGATGAAGCTAATATGCGTGAAGGTGCACAGATCGTCCGTCTGGTGAATGAAGAAGTTGCAAAGCTGATCGGTATCAATCCAGCAGCCCGCGCAACAACCACCAAGCCATCTGGCAACTCTGGCGTCATTCTCAAGACACCATCGGGCATCCATCCTGATCATGCGCCAATGTATTTCCGCAATGTGCAAATGAACATGATGTCCGAAGTTGCTACACTGATCTGCGAAAAGAACCCACACATGGTGGAGCCTTCTGTATGGTCAGCCAACTTCACCGACTACGTGATTTCATTCCCGATAGTCGCAAAGGAAGGTTCACTATATAAAGACGACATGCTGGGCGTCAAGCACCTTGAATACGTGAAGAAGGCTCAGCAAAACTGGGTTGAATACGGTACGAATGTGGATCGTTGTGTAGAGAAATCACTCCGACACAACATTTCGAACACCATCGTGGTAGATGACTGGTCACAGGTTGAAACATATCTGTACGATAACAGGTTCTATTTCGCTGGCGTGAGTCTCATTCCTCTGACTGGTGACAAGATTTACAATCAGTCTCCATACACGAAGGTGATGACACACGAACAGATCGTGGCAGAATACGGTGTAGGTGCAATGTTCGCATCTGGATTGATCGTTGACGCACTGAACGTATTCGATAACTTGTGGGATGCATGTCGTTATGACGTATTTGGTTCTGGTGACACCGATGCAATGAAGGCAGACTGGGCTCGCAGGTTCAATAAGTTTGCCGTCAACTATTTCGAAGGTGACAAACTCAAGACCGAATACTGCCTGAAAGACGTGTATCTCCTGCACAAGTGGGAAAAGATTCAGAAGACCCTTGAGGATATCGACTGGATTAAGGAGCTCAAGGAGAAGAAGTACATTGACATTAATACCACAGGCGCCGCCGCCTGCTCGGGAGTGACCGAGAATGGCGAAGTCGCCTGCCTGGTCTAACGGAGAATAACATGTCCAAAGAAATAGAAGCTATCATTTGTGAGGTGTGCGAATCGAGATACAAACTTGTGTATGATGCAAACGAAACATCTGGCCTTGCCAAGTTCTGTCCCTTCTGTTCAGAGGTGCCAGAGCAAGACAAGGACAAAATAGACACCGACGAGGACTATGACAATGACTGACGACTACCGACAAGGATATCGAGACGGGTACAAAGACGGACGGGCTGCAGCCAAAGAAGATTCGACTACATGCAGCCAGTGTGGTCGAGATATGTCACAGACTGCAAATCAGTTCTATGTATGCATGTCTCATACGTGTCCGTATATCAAGACTGGTCCAAATCTACTGACAGAGAAAACATGGGAATTCTGAAATCCTTCAACCAGCATCTGTTTGAATCGTCCGAGTCGACCAAGAACCCAGTGACCGTTACTGCCTATCATGGTAGCGGTCACAAGTTCACCGAGTTCAGTCAGATTCACGCAAAGATACCCAATGACTTCTATGGCGGAGGCATTGGGTATTTTACCGACTCGCGTGATGTTGCGGGCACCTATGCTCATGCTTCATCCAAGGTGACACGAACACCACACGTCTACCACACCGAACTGAAAATGGACAATGTGTTTGACGTTGACCACAAGTTCTCGGGTCAAAAGCTC